GAGCGAGTGACCTTCACCTTTAACGGCTGGGACGGCAAGAGCTACGACGGCGAGAGCCGCACCGCCCGGGTGATCCGGACAAGGATCGCCGGATACGAGACGGTCCGCTTCATCAAGGTTGGGAACCACCTTTGCTACATCGACGAAGAGAGCCTGGTCACCGAGAAGGCAACCGGCGAAAAGCACCCGGAAGCCGAATGGCTGGTCGAGGTACAGCGGGGATAAAAAGACTACCACAACAAAAGACATCGGGAATCAGGGCAACCGCCCTTTTTCTCGTATAGCATGTAAATGATGGATCGCCATGGGCGGTCTTTTTGTTTGCCAAAGGGAAAGGAGGTGCCGGAGATGGCAACCAGAGGAAGAAAACCCACACCGACTGCACTGAAGGTGCTGGAAGGGAATCCGGGCAAAAGAAAACTGAATGACAGAGAACCTCGTCCGGATAAGAAGGCACCCTCCTGTCCGAAATGGCTGGAACCGGAAGCGAAAAAAGAGTGGCGGAGGCTCGCCAAGAAGATGGAACTCATGGGTGTGCTGACAGAAGTGGATATGGCAGCCTTTGCCGGATACTGTCAGGCATACGCGAGGTGGAAAGAGGCGGAAGAGTTTATCACCCAGCATGGCACGATCGTGAGGACACCCTCCGGATACTGGCAGCAGGTTCCCCAGGTATCGATTGCACAGACCTATCTGAAGGTTATGAACCGCTTTGCAGAGCAGTTTGGACTGACACCCGCATCCAGATCCCGGATCGTTGCGGACAGCACAGGCGGCGGGACAGAGGATGAACTTGAGGCAATGCTTGGAGGTACTGTGTGATGGGGAGAGCCAGACCGGCAGATTATCCGAAACTGAAAAACTATGAGCCGACCCGGTTTATGCTTCCGACCTCTCACTATGATAAGGCGAAGGCAGACCGGGCCGTGACGTTTATTGAGAACCTGAAGCATACGAAGGGCAAATGGGACGGGAAGCCTTTCTGGCTTTTGCCTTGGCAGGAACAGATCATCCGGGACATCTTCGGAGTAGTGGATGAGAACGGCCACCGGCAGTTTCGGACAGCCTACATCGAGATCGGCAAGAAGAATGGAAAGAGTGAGCTTGCCGCAGCGGTGGCCCTCTACCTTCTCTATGCCGATGGAGAGCCCGCAGCGGAAGTGTACGGCGCAGCGGCAGACCGGCAGCAGGCGTCCATTGTTTTCGATGTAGCCAGGCGCATGGTGGAGAAGGCACCGGCTTTGTATAAGCGCTCCAAGGTTGCTGCCGCCACCAAGCGGATCGTGAACTATTCCAATGCCGGTTTCTACCAGGTCCTCTCTGCTGAGGTTGGGACCAAACACGGCCTGAACGTTTCCGGCCTCGTGCTGGATGAAGTTCATGCCCAGCCAAACCGGAAGCTGTACGATGTTTTGACTAAGGGCTCCGGTGATGCCAGAGAGCAGCCGCTCTACTTCCTGATCACGACCGCAGGCACCGATAAAGAATCCATCTGCTATGAGCTGCACACCAAGGCACTGGATATCATGGCTGGCCGGAAGATCGACCATACCTTTTATCCGGTGGTGTACGGCCTTGCCGATGATGAGGACTGGACCGATGAGAAGAACTGGTACAAGGCCAATCCGTCCCTGGGCCAGACGATCCAGATTGACCGCGTGCGGGAGATGTTTCAGGAAGCTGTGGATAACCCGGCAGAGGAGAATGTCTTTAAGCAGCTTAGGCTTAACATGTGGGTCTCCTCCCTGACGCGCTTTATCCCGGAGCAGATCTATGATCTCGGAAACGTGCCCATCGACATGGAATCCTTAAAGGGCCGGGACTGCTACGGCGGTCTGGACCTTTCCTCCACCGGCGACATCACGGCCTTTGTGCTCATGTTCCCGCCACGTGATGAGACAGAGAAATTTGTGATGCTTCCCTTTTTCTGGATCCCAGAGGACACGATCCCGATTCGTGTGCGCAGGGCCTCGGTTCCCTATGATGTCTGGTACAAGCAGGGATACCTAAATGCCACCGAGGGCAACGTCATTCATTACGGATTCATAGAAAAGTTCATTGAAGACTTGGGAACGCAGTACCACATCCTTGAGATTGCCTTTGACCGATGGGGCGCGGTGCAGATGACACAGGACCTGGAGGGCATGGGCTTTACGGTGGTGCCGTTCGGCCAGGGCTACAAAGACATGAGCCCGCCTACGAAGGAGTTTTATAAGCTGCTGATGGAAGGCAGGATCATCCACGGCGGCAATCCCGTGATGCGGTGGATGAGCGGAAACGTCGTGGTGGATACAGACCCTGCCGGGAACATCAAATGTACAAAGGCAAAATCGCCGGAGAAAATTGACGGCATAGTGGCTGCCATCATGGCCCTCGACCGCTGCATCCGTCACGAGAATGCGGGAAGCGTCTACGATGAGAGAGGACTTCTGGTGTTTTAGGGATGTCCAATATCACGTAAGATTCTCCTTGCGGAAAGTGCTATCCTAATATCGTAGAAAGCTGCAGGGCCACCCGGTGCATATCGGGCGGTCCTTTTTTGATGGGAGGAATGAAAGATGGGCTTTTTTGAATGGCTGGGGCTCTCGCCCAGAGATGCACCGGTGGTCCCGGAAGTGACGGATAACGTTAGAGACTCCGGGCAGACCTTCGTGTTCGGGAGAGCAGACTCCGGCGAGCGGGTGGATGAAAAGAGTGCGATGCAGATCGCAACGGTCTACGCCTGTGTGCGGTTGCTGGCAGAAACAGTGGCGGGACTTCCCCTTCACCTGTACCGGATGAATGCCGGTGAAAACTCGAAAGAGAAGGCTCTGGACCATCCCCTATATAAGCTCCTTTACCGGCAGCCAAACCCGGAGATGACCAGCTTCTCTTTCCGAGAGACGATGATGACTCACCTTCTTCTGTGGGGAAACAGCTACGCCCAGATCATCCGGGATGGGAAAAACAACGTTTTGGCGCTCTATCCACTCTTGCCTGAGTACGTGGAGACCGACCGGGATGAGAAAGGGCAGATCTATTACATCTACCATGCCTATACCGACGAGGTGCCGGGGGAGAAGAATAAGGATATCTACTTCCGGTATGATGAAGTGTTTCACATACCAGGGCTTGGATTCAACGGCCTCGTGGGTTTTTCACCCATCGCCATGATGAAGAACAGCCTGGGTACAACGCTGGCCGTTGAGAAGTATGGCAGCAGCTTCTTCAAGAACGGCGCGCAGCCGAGTGGGGTCCTGGAGCATCCGGGTGTCTTAAAAGACCCCAGTAAGATCCGGGAGAACTGGTCGGCAGTATATGGCGGGGCGAACAACGCTCATAAGGTGGCGGTCCTGGAAGAGGGTATGCAGTATAAAGCGATCAGCCTGCCGCCAGAGGACAGCCAGTTCCTTTCAACCAGACAGTTTGGCGTCAATGAGATCTGCCGGATCTTCCGGGTGCCGCCTCACATGGTGCAGGACCTGGAGCATGCGACGTTCAGTAATATTGAGCACCAGTCCATCGACTTCGTGGTCCATACCCTGACGCCCTGGCTGGTTCGGTTTGAACAGGCGATTGTGAAGGACCTGCTGCTGCCGGAAGAGCAGGATAATTACTTCCCAAAGTTCAATGTGGACGGGCTCCTCAGAGGAGACTACCAGTCCAGGATGCAGGGCTATGCCACTGGTATCAGTAACGGCTTCCTGTCGCCCAACGACTGCAGACGCCTTGAGAACATGGACCTGATCCCAGAGGAGAAGGGCGGCGATCTGTTCCTCGTCAATGGGGGCTATGTAAAGTTAGAAGATGTGAAATCAATAGATGAGCGTAATGGCAGCAACTATGCTGGTAAAGAAGAACCAAAGAACAGGGAGAAGAGATGAGTTTCTATCGTGACCTGACCGGAAGACAGTTCGGGAGATTGACAGTCTTAAGAGAAGCTAATCGTGGTAATAACGGGGGCTCAACTTGGATATGCAGATGTAGTTGTGGGAACATAGAGGCGTTTAAGGGAAACAGATTATTGAGTGGACATAACAAACGTTGCGGCGAGTGCGGGTATGGGATGTTCGAATTTTTTGACAATGATAGAAGAGTCAGGTGTGTCCTTCCACATGGTAAAGGTTTCATATTCGATTCTGAGGATCTGCCGCTTGTCTGTCAGTTCAAGTGGTTCATAGATGCTTTGGGATATCCAAAGACATCAGCCGGCATTTGTGGCCCATCAGGGAAACATCTGCACACATTGCTGATGAACCCTGAGAAAGGAATGCTGGTAGACCATGTTGATGGTACAAACTCAACAACTGCAGAGATAACCTTCGTGTTTGTAGCCATGCTCAAAATATTCAGAATCAGAAGATCTCAGTCCGAAACACTTCTGGATATAAGGGAGTCAGTTACGATAAAAGTAGAAGAAAATGGACCGCCTATATAACAGCATTAAGGAAGCGGCATTTTCTCGGAAGATTCAATACTGCCAAGGAAGCAGCACTTGCGTATGACAAGGCTGCTTCTTTCTATTTTGGAGAATTTGCAAGACCAAATTTTTCATAAGGAGGTAAACGATGAATAAGTTTTGGAACTGGATCAGGGACGATACCGGTGGCAGGGTGCTGCGACTGGAAGGCCCGATCGACAATGAGAACTTCTGGGGTGACGAGATTACGCCGGCCATGTTCAGGGAAGACCTGGAAGCGGAGGACGGTGATGTGACAGTCTGGATCAACAGCCCCGGAGGCAATGTCTTTGCTGCCGCGGAGATCTACACGATGCTGAAGGATTATGCGGGTGCCGTCACAGTCCGCATTGCCAGCATCGCTGCATCCGCAGCCTCTGTCATCGCCATGGCGGGAGACCAGGTGCAGATGTCCCCGACAGCACTTCTCATGATCCATGACCCGTCCACCATCGCGATGGGAAACGCCAGGGACATGGAGAAGGCCATTGAGACACTGAATGAGGTGAAGGAATCCATCATCAACGCCTATGCCGCCAAGTCCGGTATGCGTCGCAGTAAGATCGCAGATCTGATGAGTGAGGAGACCTGGATGAATGCCAAGAAGGCGCTGGAACTGGGATTCTGTGATGAGATCCTGTTTGACGGAAAGAAGGCAGAGACCCCGGAGAAAGAGGAGGCGCTTGATGAGCCGGCAGATGAAAAGCCGGTCCTTACGGCGCACCTGTACTCAACCAGGCGGATGGATATGGCCATCCTGAACAGACTGGGGGTTACGGACACAGCGCAGCCACGCGCCCGGGAAGAGCCTCAGATCGGCATGGACGGAAAGACAGAAGATGGGGCAGTGCCCTATCAGATCCTCAGAAATCAGCTGGAGTTCCTCAGATGAGGATCCCGGCTTTTTGTTTACACGTTTTCCACATACCTTTCCACAAGGAGGAACGAAATGAGCAAGATCATCGAACTGAGAAACAAGAGGAATACTCTCTGGGAACAGACCAAGTCTTTCCTAGAGGAGCACAGAGGCGACAACGGCCTGGTGGAGGCATCTGCGGTCGAGCAGTATGAGAAGATGGCTGCCGATGTGAAGGCCCTGGGTGATGAGATCAGGCGCCTGGAGGACCAGATGGAGATGGACGCCAAACTCTCTGCGGCAACGTCTGCGCCTGTCCACGCGGATCCGAGAGCCGGCCAGAGAAAGGGCAGCGTGCGGCCCACTGCCACTGCCGAGTACAACGACGCCTTCTGGAACATGATGCGCGGCGTGAACACCATGGAGGTCCGCGATGCCCTGAGTGTGGGCGTCGACCAGAACGGTGGCTACACCGTGCCGGATGAGTTTGAGAGGCAG